TGGACGTATGTATTTCTATTACTACGATCCAAAGTTAAAAGATGAGTTGCCATACTACGACAGGTTCCCATTGGTCATACCAATAGAACGATACCAAGATGGTTTTTTAGGGTTAAATTTACATTACATAAGCCCAAGGCAACGCATTGAACTTTTAGATGCCCTAAGTGATTTTGCGACTAATTCAAAATACGATGAAACGACAAGATTGAGATTAAGTTGGAACAAATTAAAAACTGTTGGTAGAACTTTCAAAGCAAAACCTTGTGTAAAGAGATATCTTTTTAAGCACGTTGATAGTAGGTTTCTTGAAATTACCGCAGACGAGTGGGATATTGCTGCATTATTGCCATTTCAAAACTTCCAAGGTGCAACTGCAAATAAAGTATACAACGATTCTAGGAATAAATTCTAATGCCTTTTTCACCACAATTATTTTTATCAAACATTAAAGCTAAAGATGGATTGGCAAGACCATCAAGGTTTGATGTTATTCTTCCTATACCACCATACATTAACAATTTTATATCTCAATCACTTTTTGAAAAAATATTGAATTTACCTAATGTATTGATTGCTGACATTACAAGTGTTGTAAATGATGCGTTAGGTAATTCTCCCTCATCAGAACAATCTAAAACATCAAATCCATCAATCAGTAGATACTTGGCACTTCAATGTGAAGCTGCAGAATTTCCTGGTAAAACATTGATGACACAAGAAGGTAAAGTTTATGGACCTAGTTTTAAAGTTCCATACTTAACACAATATGGTGATACGAATTTAACTTTTCTTTGCACTAATGAATTCTATGAAAGAAAGTTATTTGAAAGATGGATAGAAGCTATCAATCCTTCAGATACAAATAATTTAAGATTTGCAAAAGGTGAAAAAAGTAGATACCTAACAAACATAAAAATTATTCAGTATGATGATTTTATCAAACGAATTTTTGCAGTCGAGTTAGTTGATGCTTTTCCTATTGCAATTGGACCACAATCTTTAAATTGGACAGAAGATAACTTTCATAGATTGTCTGTTCAATTTGCTTATCAGAGATACAATGTTATTTACGAAGGTAGTTATGACCTTGTTGGAGCTGCTATTGAATATTTTGGTGCTAAAGGTGCCAGATTATTTGACATAGAAGGTCAAAACCTGCGTGATGACATAAATAGACTTTTTGAAGAAAATTTTTAATTTAATGGAGATACAATATGTTACCGAAAATTGATGTGCCTGTTTTTAGTATTAACTTAATATCAACTGGTAAAGAAATTAAGTTTAGACCGTTTACGGTCAAAGAAGAAAAATTGTTTTTAATGGCTAACGAAAGTAATGATTTAAAAACAGTTATCGATACAACAAAACAAGTTTTGAATAATTGTATTATTTCGGAAGTTGATATTGATAAATTGCCTGTGTTTGATATTGAATATTTATTTTTAAATATCCGTGCAAGGTCGGTAAGTGAAATTATCAACTTAAATTACAAATGTAATAATGATATCAAAAATGAAGAGGATGAAGGCACACATAAGTGTGGTCATACCGTAAAAATTGATGTAAATATTTTGGATATCAAACCAAAGACTGATGCAAAACAAGAAACCAAAATTCAGATTACTGATAAAGTAGGTATGGTTATGAAGTATCCAAACTTTGATACTTTGAAGAAATATGAAAATGTAAATCAAGCCGATGTAATTATGAAATTAACATCCGATTGTATTGAATACATTTATGATGATGACCAAATTTTCTATGCAAAAGATACTCCAGAAGAAGAATTGATTGAGTTTATTGAAGGTATGCAAAGTAGAGATTTGGAAAAAATTAAAAACTTCTTTGATAATATGCCAAAGATTTCAAAAGATTTAGATTTCAAATGTGGCAAATGTGGACACGAAGAAACAATTACCGTGGAAGGATTGGAAAGTTTTTTCGTCTAAGTTTTGGTTATGAAAATTTAGGTAATTTCTATCAAACTAATTTTGCAATGATGCAACACCACAAATACAGTTTGACTGAGCTTGAAAATATGTTACCTTGGGAAAGAGAAGTTTATGTTGGTTTGCTAATGAAGCATCTTGAAGAAGAAAAAGAAAAAATGAAAAATAGAAGGCAATAATAAATGGCTACTAATAGACTTGCACAAATATTAGAACAAGAATATAAAACAAAAGGCATCGTAGGTGGTGCTGTTTCGGCTCTTAGTAAACGCTCAAGAGAGAAAATGGATATTCGAAATTCACTCTTTAGTGGTAGTGGATTGGGGTCTACTATTGGTACTAAAATATTTGGCAAAGGCTATTCTGCTACAAGAAGAACACCTTCATCAGCAACATCACCATCGTTAGATGGTGCTTCTAATGAATTATTAGAAAAGATTAATAAAAATAGTAAAATTGCAGCAAAAAATAGTGTTGTCTTTCCTGCAATGGCCAGAGATATGAATTTGATGCGTATGAATATGCAGAGGCTGGTTAGATTAGCTGGTGGCACTCCATCAACAAAATCGGATATGTTTTTCAAAAGAGCAGGCGACAGAGAAAAGCAATATAATCAGCAATACGGAAAAGCTTCTTCTTCATCATCATCTAGTGGTGGTGGAGGTTTGTTAAGTAGTCTAGGTTCAATAGGCGGAAGTTTGTTGGGTGGCCTAGGTTCAATAGGTGGAGGTCTGTTAAGCATAGGTGGTTCTATACTTAGCGGCATAGGAAGTTTAATTGGTGGTGTAGCTGGAGGTATTTTCAGTATTATTTCCGGAGCATTGGGTGGATTAGGACCTTTAGGCATTATACTAGGTGCTGCCGCTGGATTTATGATATATTCGATTGCAAAAAGTATTGATTTTGAAAAAATGGGTGGTGATTTTAAGAAAATGTATAGTGATGTTTCAACAAGTATTAAGAATTTTTTTGGTATAGAGGGTGATGGTAAAGGTGGTTTACTTACAACATTTGCAGCTGCATTAGATAAAACATTTAAAACAACAATGTTTTCTAGCACTTTAGATAAAATGAGTAAAATTATGCAATCCGCATTTGATAAAATAACTGATGTTACCATAGGTTCTTTTAATTTCATGTCGGGCGCTTTAGTTGCATTGGCTAACGATATGAAAGGACATTTTTTACAATTTCTTGATGAATATGGTGGATATATCATTGCTGCAGCTGCTGGTGGAGGCGCTTTAGCTTTAGGTGGTGGTCGAGGCGTTGGCAAGGCGGCCGTTAAAGGTGGCGCTAAGGCTCTCTTGGGAATGTCCAGATTTCTTGTGGCCAATCCGGCTGTAGGTTTAGCTGCAGCTGCTTTAGGTGTAACTGCTTATGGTTTATCGGAATTAGCACCAACTGAGCAAGAAAGATTGACAAAATATATTCCAGAGCAAAGAAAAAAAGCACAAGACGCAATCGCAGCACTCAAGAATAGTGGATCAATTCATCCAGATAAAGAAAATTTGATAAAGAACCGGGAAGCAGAGCTTAAAAAATTAGATGAAGAAGAAAAAGAACTTTTACTAAAAGCACAAGAAGCAGAAAAAAAGAGAGAAGAAAGAAGAACAGACCATTTTTCTAGGTACATGGAAGCTAACAACGTAAGTCAAGAAATTAATAAAGCCGGAGATAAACGTGAGAGTGATAATTCACCAAATAAAGTGGGCGGAATGAATTCAGCAAGATTATTCAATAAGCAAAAAAGAGAAAATTCATCAAATTCACCAACTGCTCAAGGTCAAATGGGCGCATTATTAGACCTTATCGGTGCCGCTGAAGGAGCAGGAGATGGTTATGATGCTGCAAATAAAGGTAACGCTGGTGATATGCCTGGAGGATATCCAGGTTTATCGGGACTGACCGTAAACGATGTAATGAAATTACAGTCTGACGGCAAAATTTTTGCAGCAGGACGATATCAAATAATTCCAGGAACCTTAGCTGGATTAATGGCTGGTGGAAAAGCTGGTGTTAAGGGTAATGATTTATTTAACGCTGAAACTCAAGACAAATTAGCAACAACACTAATTGACGCTCGAATAAGAGCGGGCGGTGGTGATCCATTTAAAACACAAATGGAATTAGCTAAAGAGTTTGCTGCTATTCCTCGTCCCGATACAGGAGTATCTTATCATGCAGGTAAGGGAAATAACAAAGCTTCAATTTCAACTGCACAATTGCAATCAGCTTTAACAGGTGAAACTACACGCTCAAATGTTGCGGCAGCTCAAAAACAAAAAGAAGTGGCAGCGGCAGCTGTCGAGGTGGCCGAGGCTGCTAAACCATTATTTACTCAAGAAGATTTAACAGCTCTCGCAAATGCTTTAAAATCTCAATCAATGGCAAATGGTGGAGGTGGAATGACTCAAGCCGCACTTGTTTCTAAGGCAACACCATATGAAAGAGATTTCTATATGGGTGTTGTGAGAGCGAGAGCTCTATAAACAAAAAACCCCGCCGAAGCGGGGTTTTCTTTTGGTTGATACTATATCAAATTATTGATTTGCTAAAGACTTGAAGTAATCCAAATCTTCATCTGCAACCACTTTATCGAGGACTTTAACTTCATCTTCGGTAAAACTTCTCAACTCAACATCTTCAGCTTTGATAGATGAAGCAACACCCTCAAAACCAAGAACTTTATCAAGACGAGATTTCAATTGGTCATATGGTTTGAATTGTTTCTTCTCAGTAAATTCTTTGAGAGAGAATTCTTTCTTCCACAGTTCTTCCAATTTAGCATCATCACCATCTAAAAGAGCAGACTTATCTGCAAATTCAGATTTATCATAATTACGATAACCTTCAACATTACGAATCTTCAATTTGAAGTTAGCACCTTCCCACATATCAAATGGATTGACAGGAGATTCATCAGCAAATTCGGGATTCATTGCTTCAGTAATCTTGTCAAAGATTTTCTTACCAAACTTAAACAGTTTGATTTGACCTTCATTTTCAGGATTGCTAGGGTCAGATACCACAAGAATATTAGCAATGTAAGAAAGCTTACGCTTCTGCTTACGAGCTACATCTTTGTTGGCTTCAATACCAGAATTCCATAATGTATTATTGTGCTCACATACGGGACACTTTTCATTCAAGGTTGTCAGACAATTATCAATGTACCAACCGCCAGGTCCCTGAAATCCATGTGAGAACACACGAACCCAAGGCAAAGCTTCGTCACCATCAACAGCGGGTGCAGGTAGAAACCGAATAACGGCCATACCATTACCAGACTTGTCAACGCTGGGTTGCCACATTCTTGTATCGTCTTTGGAACCAGCCTCAGAATTGGACTGGGTAGAAGCTTCAATCGCCTTGGTCAGTTTGTCCATGGAAGAACGATTGCGCTTTAAGTTTGCAAAACTACTCATAGTATTTCCTTTCGTATAACGGAGTATTAACGGTGTATAAACGACTTATCCACATAAAACATAGTATATCATATATTTATGTTCTTTTCAAGCAGAATATCTAACAACATCATAGTATTACCGACATCCTTGTGATGAATACCTATTCCGCCTGCTTTGTTAAAGGCATCAATAACATCTAAGGTATCATCTATTAGTATGCTATCGGGAGTGGCAAACTCCGCCTTTAATGACCTGCCTGCAACAACATTTACTTTCCATGTTGGAGGCAAATGAGAACTTCTTTCTTTAATCCATTTCTTTTTTTGATTTGTTACCTCATCATGGTATTTTCTTCCACCTGATGAAGTTAAAATTTCAACATCATTGAAATGATTAATTAAATAATTGATTAATTCTGGACCACCTGGCCAAAATTCAAGACTCTCGAAATTTTTACCTTCAATAAATGAAGTCCAGTTTTTACTAAATTCTTTTCTATCCCTTGAAGTACCAGGATGTTCACGAAACAATTCTATGTATCGTTTTTCAAAATTGGCAATTACGCCATCCATGTCCAAATAAATTTTCATACTATTCCATAAACAATTAAAAGTTTTTCAACAAGAAGATAATAAGCCCAAAACGGAACAATTATGGAAAACAATGTTGACCAAAATCCTTCAGCTATAACTACACCAGCAACCCACGAAAAAAACAAAAATAAACCCACTAATGTTTTAAAACTATCTCTCATACAATCACCTCTTTTAATTTCAATTTAAATTTTTCATTATCAAACGGAACAAACGGAGTATACTTCAACATCTTTAACCGGTAATCTGGCCATCGAATGGTATCGGCAATTTGTTGTTCCCACATCGGAAAGAAATTGAGTAAGGCATTTAATATGACAAGAGTTTCAGGTTGAATTTCTTTCCGAAAAGTCATCAATAGAAGCACAGGGTATTCACCATCCAAACACTTTAGGACCTCATTAGGATCATCTAAATCATCAAAGATATACTTGCAGTCATTCTCAAAACTATACGTTATGGATTGCAAATATTTCATTCGCCTTAGGTAATTTACCTCAGATTCAGCCTTCAACAAATCACCTGCCCAAGTTTTTTCATTGACAATAAAGTTGCCTACAAGAAAATTGATGTAGTCATCCTGATTGTATTTTCTTGAGAGTTTGTAGAAGTGATATTTGTCTTTACGATTCTCAAAACTATTCACAGAGATATTTGACTTCCCATTGTATTTAAAGTAGTCATATGTCTGTTGTGAGAAGTGAAGTTTTAGTGAATTGTAAAACGAAAATGCCTCATAACCTGTCATATTGGAAGTCTTGAACTTTTTTCTTTCAACATATTATTGTCCATTGCATCGATATGAATTTTAGATTTGAGGTTGGCATTTACTAATGTAGCTGCCACCTCAATCTCCAATCCTGATTCTTTACAGTAAACAGTAATGGCTTCAATGTAATTGTAATCGGTTTCCGAAACCAACTTATCAATCTCTTTGGCAAATTTTGCCATTTCTTCTTTAGTTGGCATTTTGTCCTTTTGTGCTAAATGCACCTGCGCTTGGTGAATTCAAATCACCATCATAAATGGAGCTTGATTCTTCTATATGCCACTCGGGTGGTTCACCATAATAATCTTCATCTTGCACAAAATCTAAGGTGCCTGTTGGATGAAAGCCTGAACCACGAAGAAACATTTCAAAATGTTGTAAAACATCAGGAAGATAATCTGCACTAAATTCAATTGTTGTTTCGGCAGAGTGTCCAGAAATGTTGTCAATCTGTTTAAAAATGTATTTCATAATATAAAGTTCCTTTTACTTCTTTGATTGTGGTATTGCTGGTGTGTTTCCGTGCGTGATTGAGTATGCTACGCAAATAGCATCATCATGTGCGGCATAAGAACATCTAACAGATAATGGGTCAACACCCTTGCTCATAGCTGTTTCAATATTTCTTGCCATCAATGACCTATCATTAAAACTGTAAATTGCCAAACTAATGATACCTGAGGTCATAATGATTGTAAATGAAATAATAAGATTTGTTATATTATTTTTAAATTGTTCAAAGACATTATTCGTTCTCATATTCCAGAAAATTCCTTCTTGTTGTCTAAATCACCAGGCTTCATGTAGAAGATGTGGCGACCTATTACGGTTGTTTTTGGCAATTTCCAACCGGGGTTAACATAATCAGCATGATAGTATGTTGCGCCTTTTGTAACATCTACCAACTTATCATAGTTTAGGAAAATATCAATTGATAAATTCAATACGTCATTATACAACGAAGTGTGCTTCATTGTCAATAGTTTTGAGGTAAAGAATGGCTGACATACCCAAGAAAATTGACACACAACTTTACCCGATGGATGAATAATCTTTTGTTTTACAACATCACATATATCATCGGCATATCTACCGGATACGACACGATTAACTGTGACCATACCAACGGCAATTTGGCCTTCTCTACTCTCATGTCCAGCTTCTAGTAAAATATTTTCAGCTAAACATTCAACTTGTTTTTGTGCTGGTGGTGTTAACTCACTAAATTTAATACCATGAATTAAATATTTTTGATTGCTCTGTGCTGTCATTGCCACTAAAAATAAAAGGCAAGACATAAAAATACTAGCAATAATGATTCTGTTGCTTTGCATATTTCTCCTTTTTGTTAAAGGAGGCACACCCATGGACGGGCGTGCCGCCGCCCATCAGGTAGACTTTTTGCTATTAGTCTTTGTATCTAGAGGGATGTTTGAAACAAAACCATTAAGCGATTGAGCCTTTGCAATGATTTCGGTTTCTGATGGAAAAGAAGGGAATCCTGGATGTTCAGGCAACTCTCCACCATTGATTTTAGCAATTTCTAATTTGGCGTGCCAAGTATTGCTAATTATTTCACGCTTACCGTAGTAGTCATCGGTCAGC